AGAAGGAGAAAGAGAAGGAAAAAACCGAAAAACCGAAAAACCTTAATGATAATGTAAATGTAAATGTAAATGATAATGAAAATGAAAATGAGAAAAAGGACTTCTCCTATCTTTATGATGAAGTAGGATGTGATGGATATATCCGAAAGAAAAAGAAGTGGCTTGATGCTATGTGCTGGAACTTCCGCGCAATGTCCGCGCAGGAACGCATTGAGTATATCGAATCTCTTGACTTCTCCCACGAAGAAGCAGAGCACATCGTAAACAACATACTTGAAATCTAAATACTTGCTTACCCACTAACCCACAAGGCGCGCGAGGGTTATGTGATACGGTTCATACAAGGCCGCGCGCATTGTAATCCAACTTATATTTTATGGAGGTTTTAACCATGTCAACAATAATAGAATTCATAATAACATTCGTCCTTTATTTTCTTGTCGCTTTAGCCGCAGCTCTACCACTTGCAATTTTCCACACTCGAAAAATGGATAAGCTCATATCTAACTACTTCCGCGAAATCGACGAGAGCTGCGCCGCGCGCGCCTTCAAAGTCTGAAAGAAGTCCACGCGCAGGTAGACGAGACTGACGAATCCGCAGACGAGACGAGTGAATCCACTGACGAGACGAGTGAATCCACTGACGAGATGCACGAATCCTTCGACGAGATTCACAAAGACATAGGCGAGATTCACAAAGACATAGGCGAGATTCACCAATCCTTAGACAGAATGAACGAATCCATGGATAGGACTATCGAATTCAAACGCATAATTAGCGAATACTTAGACAACAAAATAAAAAGAATCGAAGCTCGTGAAAATTTCTGCGAATCCCAATTTTGGGACGAAAAAAATATACACTAAGCCGCAAAACTCTACTTGGAAGTGAAAGGGAAAAAAGCCATTATAAAATTTCCCTATAGCTTCCTTCATTATAGCGGGCGTTAGTTCATACCGCTAACGCCCGCAACAGAAAAAAATCAAAACAAGAAGGGAGAACAATGGTATCAACATTCTACTATGACTTAAACGAGGGAAAGAAAGCCGAACATTTAGTTTACTCCTTGCTTTCTTCCTCTACAAATAAATATACTTTCCGCGCGGTTGGGGATGATCCTCAATTCTACCACAAAGGAGACATTGAGGGCCGCGCGCAAGATGGAAGCCTTTTCTATATTGAAGTTAAGAACGACTCGCGCATAGGAGAAACCCATAACATACTTTGCGAGGAAGCAGTCTACTACAAACAAGAAAACACCAAAGTAAAAGGCAATATGTATTCAGACTACGAAATATATTGTATTGTTTCTGAAAGCGAACAAAAGATATACTTCATCGACTTTAAAACGCTTCGAAGCTTATATCGATTCGGGCGCGCAAAAGAGATAAACCATCCCGAACAGATAACTTACTGTTATCTCTTACCCTTATCGCTAATTGAGAAAGAAGGCGGATTATTAGGTGTGCTCGAATACGCCGCATAGTGCATAAAAAGCGTAGGCAATAGCTTACGCTTTTTTCTAACATAGAAGAAAAGGAGGTAGAAAAAAATGGCAGAAAATCATATAACAACTCGTCAAATGGACTTTATTGAATTTATGATATCTAACCCGCTTAAAACTGGTAAGGAGCTTTGCAAAGAATATGGACTCAGCAATAACACTTACTCTGCTTGGCGCAGACAGCCGAAGTTCAAGGAATATCTTTCAAAGAGACTACAAGAGAAGTGGAAAGATAATGAGCTAATGGCTCAAGCCACGATTGAACAGCTGGCGCGCGATGGTGATTTTAAGGCGGCAAAATACATACTTGACAGCCTTGGATATGCGCCAGTTCAGAAAATCCAAGCGGAAGTTAAAACGGACACCGTAGTAGAAATTATTGAATAAAATTAAGCTCGCGCGCATTGTAAGGAGGCAGGAAAGATGAGCGAAACGAACCACAATAAAATAACCCTCAAGCTTTCTAAGTCTCTCTTTGTGCCAAAATACTTTCCGCTTCTTTTCGACTATTCCCACCGCTGGGAGGTATACATGGGAAGCGCGGGCAGTGCGAAATCCTATTTCATAACCCAAAAATTAATTGTGCGTTGTCTTAACGAGCAAATCCGCGTTCTTGTCTGCCGCCGAACCGCCGCAACACTTCGCAATACTTGTTTTTCCCTTTTCAAGGATATTCTTTCAAAATGGAAGCTTACCCAATACGTCAAGATAAGGGAAACCGACTTCAACATCAAATTTCCAAATGGAAGCGAGATAATCTTTACTGGACTTGATGAAGAAACCAAGCTTCTTTCTCTTAACAATATTGGTTGTGTGTTTATTGAAGAAGCTTTTGAAGTGCCGCAATCCATAGTCGAACAGTTAAACCTACGTTTGCGCGGGGCAGTCGAAAACAAGCAAATAATAATGGCGTTCAACCCAATCTCCAAAAACCATTGGCTTTATGACTTTTGCGAGAAGAATCCACCGGAGAGCTTTCTTTATACTCATTCAACCTATAAAGATAATCCTTTCCTTGACAAGGAGAACTACAAAGCACTGGAAGAAATGGCAACGCGCAACCCATCTAAATACCGTGTTTACGGCTTGGGTGAGTGGGGAGTCGATAGTGAGGGCTTAGTAATCACTAACTGGCGAGTAGAGGACTTCAACGAGATGGAGCTTGCGCGCACACTTGAGCGCCGCGCGGGCATGGATATAGGCTTTGTAGACAAGTCCGCAATCATCGATACTCTCTACGACAGAGAAAACAAAACAATCTATGTGTTCAACGAATTTTATAAAAGCGGTTGCCAACTTGGGGAACTGGCGGGCGCAATTCGTGATATGGGACTGGCTAAAACGAAGGTTTATGTTGACTCTGCCGAAGCGCGCAGCATTGACTATTTTCGTCAAGAGGGACTCCGCGCAGAAGCTTGTAAGAAGGGCGCGGGCAGCGTTAAAGCGGGCTTAATGTTCTTACAGGATAACCTTATTGTGGTAAGCCCAAAGTGCAAGAACTTTATAACCGAGCTTGAGAACTTCTCTTATATCAAGTCAAAACAAACTGGTGAATACACCGACAATACAACCCATGAATGGAGTCACGCCATAGATGCTTGCCGATATGGGTATAGCGATATTTATACGACTACAAGGCTAAAGACGGTAAACAAAGCAAGTCTTGGCATTTAAATGTAGAAGGAGGAAGATACTAAGTGATTGAATATTTATATGACGCGGTTCGTGCATCGGATGGAGAAGATATGACGATAACCGCAACGATACGAGATAATGATGGAACGACTATAACGGATGGTTGCGCGCTTCGTATTTTTGACGAAGGCGGCGCACTTATAGAGGAAGTAGGCGGGACTTACTATACAGATGTGAAGAGATGGGAATTTAAGTTTACTTTTCCTACTCACAAAGCGCGCGCCCGTTACTTCTACACAATAGCTCACAATGGCGAAGATATAAACTTTAAAGCAAGAATTTATGTGGTTTAAGGAGGCGCAGGAATGATTGAATTTCAAAAGAACAACGCTTCTCTTTCTTTTTCCGAAGCTCTCTTAAAAGGTAAAGATGGTGAAGATGGCGGCTATTACAAGCCTTCCATTAACGGCAACCTAATCTCTTGGCAGCCTTCAAAAACAGATATGCCGCCAGTAGATGATTCTACGCTTACCTTGCGCGCGGAGGATGTCAGCTACACAATATCACAAGATATTCAGGATACATTTCCGGAACTGGGTGAGTCTGGGGTAGACACAGTTCAAACCGGACTTGATCTCGCAATGTATTATGCGCTTGCCGGTATGTTTGCAGAAAATATTATATTTAGTGTTCAAGCTCCGGGAGGCACGTTTTCAATTAGTTTGCAGGATCTTTTAGATCAATCTATTATTCCGGCGATGGAGAAGGCACACGAACACGACAACAAATCTGTTCTCGACGAGCTCTCAGTCACAAATGGTAAGCTCCAATATAACGGTTCTGATGTCGGCTTGAAGCCCGTCAAAGGCACTGACTACTGGACGGCGGCAGACAAGACAGAAATAGTCAACGACACCCTCGCCGCTTTACCAACTTGGACTGGAGGTGGTTATTAATGGCATTTGATAAAGTAGTTGATTCCGCTCAACTTGACGCTGCTATGACTTACACAGCCAACCGCATTCGTAATAAAACGGGAGATACTAATCAGATAGTATGGGACTCAGCTAAAGGTTTCGGTGATGCGGTTGACGCGATAACAGGCGGTAATCCGTTTGAAGCGTTTGAATATTTGGAAGCTTTTAGATTAAGTAAGAACATTACATTCACAGAGTTTGTAGCAAACATTCCAAATGTTACAAGCTTGTATAATTCGTTTGCCAATGCGAGAAACACACCGCTGACAAGAATCGAGTTGACAGTAAGCGGTAAGCTTACAGATGTTAGTCGTCTGTTTAATAACGTGGGTAGTAAACTTACCGAAATAGTATTTAAGGGCGATTTTTCAAAAGTAAAAACCGTCGCATACGCGTTCGCCTGTAGTGGTACGGGTATAAATGATACTTTAAAAAAGATAGTAGGGCTTGACTTCACCTCGGTGACAAACGCGAACAATGCTTTCACGTCGCAAAGAGGATTGACTGACATCGAGATAAAGGCAGACACAGTCAATGTCTCGCTCGACTTAAGCTATCAGCCACACCTTAATATAGCCTCGTGCGTTAATATTCTTAACGCTCTTAAAGATCGCACGGGACAAGACGCTTTAACGCTGAAGCTAAATGCCGGCCTAAAAACCGCCGACACTGGTAGGATTTATGCAAACTATGTCAAGCTGGACGCAGACACAAATCTGTATGTGTCGTGTGAATCAACGGACGCGGGCGCGGTAACGATAGCAGCGGCAATCACCGCCAAAAACTGGACGATAGCGTGAGGTGATAACAATGAAGATTGAGAACGGAATAATCTATCCCGATGAGGGAAAGCACCTCAAGAATATAAAAAGTGGTGAGATATATCCCGGATATATTGTCCCCGCAAAGTCACTGTCGGAAGCGGATTTCACAGAGGTGACAGAGGCAGAATATCAAGCATATCTGACTGCCGAAGAAGAAATATCCGATTCCGAATCACTCGCCATAATAACAGGAGGTGCCGACGCATGACGCGCGCAGAAGCAAAAGCTTATCGTAATAAGATAGACAACGTATTGACAAAGATTACTACGGACGCAGAATCTTTAAAGTATGCAGAGCTTTATCCACTTTGGAGTGGAGAGAAAGATTATGCTGTTGGCGCCAAGGTGCGCGATGACGGGAAACTCTACCGTTGCTACAACGCTATATCCGCTAATCCCACATGGCGGCCGAGCGTGACTCCCGCGCATTGGGAGCCTATCACAGTTGGCGAGGACGGCACGATTGATAATCCGATAACCGCCGCGGCAGGCATGAGATATTATAAAGACAAGTATTATCTTGACGGCGGCAAAATTTACAGATGCATACGCGACGACAACAACGGCCAAGGCACTATACTGTATTATGTGCCGTCGCAGCTTGTGGGAATTTACTTCGAGGAGGCAAAAAAATAAATGTTTACTTTAAGTAAGAATACTGAACTCACAAAGGAACTCTTACAAAAAATCCTTAATAGGTTCATGACTACGGAGCTCCCGAAGCTTCAACTTTGGGGTAACTACTATCGCGGCAAGCACGCTATTCTTAATAAGTCGTATAGTGACGCTTCAAAGGAATGTAACCATATAATTACCAATTACTGTAAAATAATAACAGATACTTACGGCGGCTACATCTGCGGCAAACCCGTAAGCTATTCCAGTAACGAAGATATAACCGACATACAAGACACTCTCAACTATAACGACAGTGCCGCGCAGGATATGTCAATGATAACCAATGCACTTATATATGGTGTAGCTTATGAGCTCCAATGGATAGATAAGTATTCCCAAGTTCGTTATAGTCAGATAAACCCGCTTAATTGCTTTGCGATTTTTGACAATACTCTTGATTGCGAGCTTCTTTACTTCGTGCGCTGGTATAAGCTCAACGCCATTGACGATAACGATAAGACTTACGCAACCGAAGTCTATGACAAGAACACAATACGGCACTACACAAGTCCTGAATTAGGCGGCGCGCTCACTGAGGTTGACACCGAGCCGCACTACTTCGGAGATGTCCCCGTTACCGTTTTCTACTTAAACGAGAACGAGGAAAACATATTCAACTCCGTTATAACTCTGAATGATGCTTACAATGAACTCCAATCAAGCGAGATTGATGACTTTAATGCGTGGGTTGATGCTTACCTTACCTTTACAGGAGTAGACGCAGAAACAGACGATATAAACGCAATGAAAGAGAATCGTGTTCTTGTTCTTCCCGAAGGCGCAGAAGCAAATTGGCTTACCAAGAACGCCAACGATACACAAATCGTCAACATATTGGAGAACATAAAGAAGAATATCTTCAAGGTTACTGCTTGCCCCGATATGGCAGATGAAACCTTCCTCGCTCAGAGCGGCACAGCACTTGCCTATAAGCTTGTTGGATTCGAGAACGTAGCCAGCGGCATTGTGGCACGATTCACGAAAGCCCTACAGCGCCGCATTGAGCTTATTTGTAATGTGCTTAACCTAAAGGCAAGTGACGCAACATGGCGCGATATCAGGATTAACTTTGTTCGTAACCTTCCCGTCAACCTTACCGAAACAATTAATCTTGTCAACAACCTTAAAGGAACTGTTAGTGATGCTACACTTCTCGCGCAGCTTCCTTTTATTAAGGATGTTGGCGCAGAGCTTGAGGCAGTTAAAAAGCAAAATCAAGAACAGCTTAGTGTTTATAGCTTCGGCGCAAATGATTATACCGACTAAGCGAAAAAACTACTTAGGAAGTGAAAGGAAATGAGCGAGTATTGGGAAGAAAGAATGGCTTCAAGTCAAGCCCGCATAACAGACAAAAGCGTTCGCGCAATTCGCGCACAGCAAAAAAAATACTATGCGGCGGCTATGGAGAGAACCATAAATGATTTTGAAGCTACTTACAACAAACTCTTAGCTTCCATGGCAGACGGCAAACAACCAACAGTAGCCGACTTAAACAAGCTTGATAGATACTGGAAGATGCAAGCGCAACTTCGGAAAGAGCTTGAGAACTTGGGAGATAAGCAGATTTCTTTAATGTCGAAGGAGTTTGAAAAACAGTGGCGCGCGGTGTATGATTCCATATCACTTCCTACTTCTTCGACTTACTCAACCATCGACAGCTCAACAATCCAACAACTTATAAATGAAGTATGGGTTGCCGATGGCAAGAACTTTAGCGCGCGAGTTTGGGACAATACCGATAAACTTATACAATCACTTAATGATGAGCTCGTGCATTGTGTAATCACGGGAAAGAAGCCGACTGAACTTAAACAACTCCTACAAGAGCGGTTCAATGTCAGCTACTCCCGCGCGGACGCCATAGTGAGAACCGAAACAGCTCACATTCAAACACAAGCCGCGCAACAAAGGTATAAGGATAGTGGTATTACCCAAGTTGAAATATGGGCGGATGAAGATGAACGAAGATGTGATGTGTGCGGTAAGTTGCATAAGAAGCGTTACCCCATAGACGCTCCATTGCCGATTCCCGCACATCCGAATTGCCGTTGTTGTGCTCTGCCCGTGGTAGAGTCTTTTTAGGGGTAAGACGTTAAAGAAACAACTAAATTTAAAAGGGATATCCAAAGAGGATATAACTTATTTTGGAGGAAAAGAAAAATGGCAGAGGAAATTATGGAAACAAATACTATTGATGGCATGAACGGTAACGATCCTGGCACGAACGATAACAATGCGGGCGCGCAGAATAGTGATCCGAAAATGTTTACACAGGAAGAAGTTATGGCGCTTATACAACAGGAATCAGATCGTCGCGTGACACAAGCGCTTTCAACTCAAAAGAAGAAATATGAAAAGCAGCTTTCACTTTCAAAGCTTGACGGTGACGCAAGAGAAAAAGCCGAAAAGGATAATGAAATCGCAGAGCTTCGCGAACAGTTGGCACAATTCCAAATTGAGAAGAACAAAAGCGAGCTTAAAAGCGTTCTTGGCTCAAGAGGACTGAGCGCAGAGTTTGCCGATATTATCGCTATCTCGGACGATATCGAAACAAGCCAAGCCAACATTGACAAGCTCGACAAACTTTTCAAAGCGGCCGTTAAGGCAGAAGTTGACAGAAGACTCGCGGGCAACTCACCCAAGAAGGATAGTATATCGGGCGGCGAGCTTACAAAGGAAAAAGTTGCCAAAATGACTATTGCAGAGCTTTCAGAGCTTGAGAAGAACCAACCCGAAGTTTTCAAGAGGTTCTTCAACTAAATAATTTTACAAGGTGGTTTTAACAATGGCAAATAATACTGTTTACAGCAACAAAGTTATCGAAGCTAAGGCTAAGGATATACTTTCAACCAAGATTAATGCGCGCTCCATGATGACTATTGATGATAGTCTTGTCGGCGCAGCGGGCATGATAAAGACAATCAACACTTACACCTATACTGGCACAGCAGAAGAGGTTGCCGCGGGCGCAGGTAATACTTCTCGTGGTTCTATCGCTTATGTTGGTAAGGACTATACCGTTAAGATGGTTCAGCAGGCTTTTGACTATCTTGATGAGGACTTTATGAAGGACAATGTTATCGTTGACATGGGTATACAGGGCGCAACTTCTGTTATGTCTAACAAGATGACTTCCGACTTCTACACTGCTCTTGCTACTGCTAATTCTGGCACTGAGCTCGTCCAGAAAGTTACTTTCCCCAAGGGCAAGGAAATCAGCTACGATGCTATCGTTGACGCTATCTCCGCTCTTAATGTTGAGGACGAAAGCGGCGTTTTCGTTATAATCCCCAACGCTTGGAAGGCAGCTCTCCGCAAGGACGCAGACTACAAGGCCGCAAGAATGGGCGAGGTTGTCTATAACGGACAAGTCGGCACTATCGCAGGTATCCCCGTAGTAGCTACTAAGGCTCTTACTGGCAAGGCTTATGTTCTTACTAAGGAAGCCGTTACCCTCTTCCTCAAGAAGGATGTTGAGGTTGAGCAGGACAGAGACGCAGATAAGCGCAAGAATTCCATCTATCTTCGTGACTGCTACGTTTGCGCGCTCACCGATGCAACCAAGGCTTGCAAGATAGTCGAAGCCGCTTCCTAAACAACTAATAGGGGGCGTTCAGAATGATTGATGAATTAAAAGCGTTCTTGGGCGCGGCGGCAGATAATTATACAGAGGCGCAAATTGGGCTTGCACTGAAAATGGCACTTGCCGAAGTCGAAGCCTACACAAAGCGTAATATTGATTATGAGCTTGAAATTTGCGCCTTTCAGATTGCCAAAATTAAGCTAAATCGGCTTAATAATGAAGGACTTGCGGCGCAGTCTTTTAGTGGAGTTAGCGAAAGCTATGTAGATGGCTATCCAAAAGAGATAGAGGAAGTCTTAAAGCGAAAAAGAAAAATCAAAGTTGTTTAAGAGGGAGGTAGGTAAGCTTGATTAATAACGATATGAGAAGTTATAACTACTTCCTCCTTGGAGACTACGATGAGTACGGACAACGAACACTAACAGACAAGCCGCAAGGCGCAATCAAAATGGCAATATATGTACTTACGCAAACCGTTTCCGATACTTCACCATATAGTGAAGCTTCATATATTGGGCTTACCAATTCCGACATTAACGATACCTATATAATTCAATATGGAGAAGAAAAACTTAAAGTGCTCTACATACAGCCGCGCGGGACACTTAAACAAGTCTTTCTTCAATCGACTTCCGCGCAATGAATGTTGAATTTGAAGGCGCAGAAAAACTAATGGCGCGGCTTGATAAAATGTCGGACGAAGCCGAGCTTAAAAAAAGCCTTGAGACGGCAGCTTTACTTGTTGAAAAAAGCGCGAGGGAGAAAGCGCCAAAAGATACTGGCGCACTTCGCCGCTCAATCACAAGTAAAGTAGAAGGCTTGGAAGGTATCATATATACTCCGCTTGAATATGCGCCATATATTGAATATGGCACAGGCTTATTTTCGGAAAAAGGAAACGGCAGAAGAGATGTGCCTTGGAACTACCAAGACGATAAAGGCAACTGGCACAGCACAAGCGGACTTAAACCGCATCCTTTTATGCGCCCAAGCCTTGATGAAAACAGAGAAAAAATAGTAGATATACTAAAAGAGGGGGTAATGGATGATGGTTGATTATAGTAAAGAATTGGTTAGTGCTTTAAACACCATTCTCCCCACTCATTATGAAATGGAACTAACCGCGCGAGAAAAAGTGCCTTGCATAAGTTATCTTGAACTTAATAACGCCGCAACCGACACAGGGGATACAATCGGGTATAGCCGAATTACATACCAGATTAAGGTATGGGGAAATCAGATAGCCCTTCTACAATCGACGGCGGCGCAAATAGATAGAGTCCTAAAGCCCTTGGGATTCAAGAGAATATCAAGCGGCGAACTCTACGACAAATCGTCAACAATGATACAGAAGATACTAACTTATGAGTGCTTGGCCTTAGAAAATTTTGATTAAGGAGAGATGAATAAATGGGAGTTCTTAGTAAGGGTATTACCTTATCCTATAAAACAAGCTCAGCCGGCGACTTTACGCAGCTCACCAATCTTCAAGAGATACCTGATCTCGGTGGCGAGACTGAAGCTATCGAAATCACAACTCTTGCCGATGACGCGCATATGTATATGGACGGCATAAAGAACTATGGGGATTCTATTCCTTTTAAGTTCCTTTACGATAAAACCCAGTTTGAGACTTTAGTAGGACTCACTGGAACTGTAAATTGGAAGGTAACACTTCCCGACACAACCACTTGCACTTTTAGTGGCACTTGTTCCGTCAAGCTTGACGGCGCAGGAGTCAATGCGGCACTTGGTTATACACTTTCAATAAAGCCTAATTCCGCTATGGTTTGGGCTTAACCCTTATAAGGGAGTAGGGAGAGTAAGCAACTCTCTCCTACTCTCCCTACTATAACTTAAAAGGAGAGAGAGTTTATTATGATGTATGTTGATTTTAGCGCAGGAGATAAAGATTATAAGTTAAGACTTAGCACAAGAGCTACAATCAATCTTGAAAAGCAGCTTGGTTGCAATCCTATTGCTATATTTGGTGATGGAGATACTATTCCCACTATTACCGCTATGGTAAATATTCTGTATGCTTCACTCCAACAGTTAAATCACGGAATTAACTTAAATGATGCCTATGACATTTTCGATGCTTACTTGGCGGACGGGCATAGTGCAACTGACTTTATTCCTGTTATTTTAGATATCTATAAGGTTTCTGGAATTATCAGAGGCGAAGAAGAGACTGAATCTGAAAAAAACTAATTAACGGAGATGTGGAAATGCACCCTCCGTCTCCGTTTCTTTTTAGTAATTACATTTATAAATGGTTAGATAATGCGCTTGATTATGGAATATCAGAGTATGATTTTTGGAATATGACAATAGCAGAGCTTACCAGAGCTATTGCCAGTAAGAAACGCATACAGAAACAACAAGCTCAAGAAAAAGCTTCTTTTGATTATATATTAGCTGATTTAATTGGGCGCAGCATATCACGGCTCTATTCTTCTTCTGTTACTGTTCCAGAAATTGCAGAAGTATATCCTTCCTTATTTGATTCAAAAGAAATTGAAGAGAAGAAACAAGAGAAAAGGGATGAACTATCAATATTAAGGTTTAAACAATTCGCACAAACCTTTAACAAAAAATTTGAGAAGGAGGTGGAGCGATGAACGAAGAATTAAAAGTTATAATCTCTGCGGAGATTGGTAACCTTAAAAAGAATATCAGCGAAGCAAAAAAAGAAATTAGCGGTTTCAAAGATCAAGTTGCTAAGGCTTCTAAAAATGTAGATGCTGATTTTAAAAAGCTTAGTGAAGGTATTAAAAAAGGCGGAAAAGTAATGGCTACTTCTGTTGCGGCAGTAGGTGCAGCTTTTCTTGCTTTGGGCCCGGCTACAGAAAAATATAGGCAGTCACAAGCTCAATTAGCCTCTGCATTTGAGGCGTCTGGAGGCACTGCTGACGAAGCCAAGGAAGCTTATAATGATTTATATCGTGTTCTTGGTGACAATGACGCGGCAACAGAAACTGCAACCCATATAGCTAAACTAACTACTAATCAAAAAGAGCAGGCGCAATGGACTACTATTTGTGAGGGTGTTTGGGCTACCTATGGTGAAAGTTTACCTATTGAGGGATTGACTGAAGCGGCAAACGAGACAGCAAAGACAGGGAAAGTAACAGGTGTATTGGCGGATGCTTTAAATTGGGCTGGTGTGTCCGAAGATGAATTTAATAAAAAGCTGGCGGCATGTAATACAACAGCGGAAAGAGAAAAACTAATTAGGGAAACTCTTAGTGGTTTATATGATGATGCTGCTTCTAAATATGAAAAGAATAACGCTGCAATTTTGGCTCAGAATGAAGCTCAGGCTAAATTAAATGAAGCAATGGCTAAATTAGGTGAAGTTGCCGCGCCAATTATAACTATGCTAACAACTCTTGGAGCAGATGTGCTTACTGCTATTACTCCATATATTCAATCATTTGCAGAGAATTACTTGCCTAAAATACAAGAGGTGCTTGGAGTTGTAGCTGAAAAGCTTGGTGAAGCTCTAAAATTTCTATTAGAGCATAAAGCTATTTTGGCTGTAATGGCTGGTATTATTGTCGGGATAGTTGCAGCTATTGGTTTATATAATGCTGTTGCTGCTGTTAAAGCCGCTATGGATGCAGCACAGGTTACAACTCTTGGAGGACTTATTGCCGCCCAGTTAGCACAGGCAGCAGCTATGGCTGTAGCAATAGCTCCTTATATGGCTATTGTGGCTGCCATTGCCGCGGTTATAGCAATTATAGTGCTTTGCATAAAACATTGGGACGAGATAAAAGCCGTAGTAATAAAAGTAGCTCACGCTATCGCAGAAAAAGTTGAAGAAATGAAAACAAAAGCAGTAGAAAGCTTTAATAACTTAAAAGAAGGAATAGCAAATAGAGTTGAGGCTATTAAATCAAGTGTAGCGGAAAAATTTAATGCCATTAAAAAAAGATACTTAC